CCTGTTGGTGCATTGGGCCACACAGTCTTTAGTTTTGTTTCAGCTTGAGATACAAGTTCTTTTCTGTGTGCCATAACCAAAAACCTGGCATCAGGATTTTTTGCCAGCACCTCTTTTATAAAGTGAGAAAAGATAATTGTTTTCCCGGCGGCCGTAGGTAAAGCTATAAGAGCATGTTCTTCTACTGGCCTGGTGGCAAACCAATTGTGCAATGCATCAATAGCATTGCGTTGGTAGTATCTAAGCTTCAATTTAGTGAATCGTTTTGTCTGCTTTTTCTTCTGATAAGAACTCATCTATGTTAGATGGATCTTTAACAAAGTTGTCGTAAACAATTGACGATATTAGTTTGACTGCATCATCTGGGTTATGCGAAAACTTAAATGCAGTTAGGATAGCAAACCTAGCCAAAGTTATTACTGCTGCTTTGGTATCTAGATCTAGTCTAGACCAATCATCTAGACATATCTCCATGTCTTCAATGACTCTGTCGCAAGTATCTTTATCAAGGAAGTCTTCTTTCATGTTGTTCTTTTTCATTTTTTACATCCACGTTTAATAATGTAAGTTTAGCATTATGCATGGACTTACCTAGTTTAGGCGGTAGATTATTAAGGGTTGTATCTACACTGTTAACAAGATCTGTCATTGCACATATCAAAGCGTTAGCTTCTCTTCTATCTATATTCATATTTTTCTCCAAAAAAATAGTGAGGTGTTTTAGGGCCTAACCACACCTCAAGGTTATGACGGAGATTCTAAGCCCCTTCTTCTCTCCCGGAAATAATTTCTTCTATTTCAGTTGTGAGATTGTCTCCAAGCCTATCAACTATTGTTAACAAACCTTCTTTAATGGTGTCATGGACACCAAGAGCTTTTATTTCACTCTTGATGTCACCTGACAGACGATTAACTATGGCATTGTAACCGTCATATGTAGGGACAGGATTATTCATCACTTGTCCCAATCAAAGTCGTCATCATCGCTAGATGAATCAGATTGATTTACATCTTGTTTGCTTGCAACTGGTTTGCTATCACCAGGGATAAACTTGCCAATAACATTTTTATCAGCCCACTTAGTGCCATCGCCTTTGTCACCACCAACTTCTACTCGCATGGTTGCTAGAAAATTAACATTCATCATTTCTTCTAGCTGCTCGATACCAAAAGCTTCGACATCAGGTTCCATGCCCATGGCCTTTCTCCAGTTACGCAACTTGCCTTTTGTTACATTAAGACCGTTGCCTTCTAGCATGTAGTTTTCCCAAACTTTTCTGCCTTGATACTTAGGTCCGACAACATCATAAGTAACTTCTATCATCTTATGACCTTTCTCAGCAGATTTTTTAGACTTCCATGCTGTGGCTACCATTTCGTAGTCGCCAACTGGCATGAGTTCAATAGGACCACTGTCGTCTTCAACATCGGTCAGGTTCAGATTAAATATATCATCCGTCATTTATTTCTCCTTTAATTGTTTTAGAGATTGCTTGAACGCAGATAAGAATGCATTCCAATCAAGATCCAAAGGCATGTTGCCTAAGTCAACTCGACTCTTTGCATCAAAAGCTGCACTGAATTTATGAAACAACTTACGTTTGCCATAAGACACACCCCTAGTTGTTTCCTTAAAACCTTGGCCGCTAGTACGAGTTGATACCTCGTAGTTAGCGAACAGGTTAAAGTCTACCCATTCCTTTATCTGTGAAGATACTTTCTTGTGTAAACTCATTTCCCAACGATCATAGGGCTCACGCTCTGGATCATTGAAAGTTCTGATAGCTACATGGGAGAGAAGGATGATGTGCATCTTTTTCTTTTGTAGCAGATCAAACATTTTTAAGATACGGTTATAGAGTTCTGCTGACTCGGTATAACCTTTTCCGAAACCTAATGCCTCAATAGATTTTATTGAGTGAATATCACAAACCTTTTTTTGCACAAGCTTTTCAGCCCAGTCAGTGGTATCGAATACCAAAGTTTTGTAATCGTGTTCTTCTTCGTAAAGCGTTTGTAATTGTTTGACAATGTCATCGTAGCTTTCGCACAGAGGAAAGGATGGAGCATCAACAAAGTTAGTGCCATCTTCTGTCTTCACAAATATAGGCTTGGGTGCTTTAGAGGCAAAGGTTGTTTTACCTATGCCATCTGTTCCAGCCACATTAATCTTTAAAGCCGGGACTTTAATTCCTGTTTCAATAGTATTCAATAGACTCACCTTGGTCTCCTGTCAAACTCGTTAACGTTATAGGGTTCTTGGGAAGCCACATGTTCTTCCCATACATCTGATAATATGCTTGGTAAATACAACTCATTGATCTCTTTCATCTTGCTACAAAACTCTTCAAAGTCTATGCAAAAACTTAAAACACAATTAGCATCTTCGTATAGGCCAAGTAAAAAATCTGCTGTCTTACTCATCGTTATCTCCTTGTAATGGATCAATAAAAGATATGTAAGGTCTCTCATTAATCTTGGTGGTTAATGCAGACTCGATCTTCTGCCAGGTTTCAGGATCAGTTTCTTGCATCTTCTTGCTTTGTCTTACGTCTTCAACAAACTCTGACTTAAAAGGAAAGCCAGTTATATCTTTAGCTAAGTCTTGCAACAATTCTTGATCCCACTTTCTTGTCACTTTAAATTGCACTCGCAGATCTTTAGGTATAGCACCGTTAAGTCCTACTCTTTTAGATCCACCAGAGTTTGATAGTGTTTGTGTGATTGGTTTTACTTCTTCGCATTCAACAATAGCATTGTCTAAATTTTTAGATTCTTCTTTCAGCTTTGCTTGTTGCTGCAAATTTATTTTTTTAAGCTTGAGTAGAGAACGCAAGCCCATTGATTCATAATTGTTTTTATCTGCCATATACTTTTCTCCAAAAAAATACTCTATCTATATTAATGATATAAAATCATTTGTCAACAAATATCTTTACAATTTGTAATGTGTCAATTATCATTGTCTTTTTAGGAGAGAAATGCAACTCAAAGATTACATTGAAAAACGAGGCGAAGAATCTTTAGCAAAAGATTTGAAAGTCTCAGTGTCAACTATCCGTGCATGGCGTTGGGGTCATAGACAACCCTCAGTCAACCAAGCCAAGAAACTTATTAAAATGACCGGGCGTGCTCTCGATTGGGAAAGCATTTACGGATCTATCGAAAAGGTATAAGTGGCTATTGACCTGAACCTCAATATTAAGGGGGAAGAAATCATGAACGACTCTCGCAGAGAGATGTTGATTTCTTTTTACGAGAATCATTTTCATCTCATACCCTGTGGCTCTAGGTCAGACACAATACCAGATTACTTTAAACGTAAACATCAATACGAAGAAGACGATACCCTAATTAAGAAATGGTCAAAGACACCAAGAGTCAAATGGTCTAACTACATAGAAAAACAACCCACATTAAAAGAAATAAAACAATGGTATCTACAGTTCCCAACTTGTAATTGGGCAGCTATCACAGGCATTAACTTTGTGGTGCTTGATGCAGATACACAAGAGGCCTGTGAGTTTGTAGAGTCAGGGCAGATAACAAGAACCACCATGAAACAAAAGACACCTCGTGGTGGCTATCATTACTTCTATGCTATCAATCCAAATCTTAAAGTAAGAAACACCACAGGCAGACTAGACATCAGAGGAGAAGGTGGCTATGTCATGATATCGCCTTCCAACCAATACATGTTTGAAACTGTGGACAGCATGACCATAGATGACATGGATGAACTCCCTTGTCTTACCAGTAAAGACATGAAGGTAATCTATGACTTCAACGATACAGGCAAGACTGGAACGCAAAACAATAGTTTGCTTACGATAGATGGTGTTGATACTGGTATGCGTAACGATACCTTGGCAAGACTTGTTGGCAAATGGATTGCTGAAGGATGGGGCAGACGCGAAGTTATTATTAAATCACTTGATTGGAATCAAACCAACAACCCACCCATGAGTGTGCAAGAAGTATTGCAGACAGTAAATAGCATATGTGCAGGACATCTAAGAAGAAACCCAGATGAAAGCGTAGGTATCTTGGAATGGAATACAAGTCAGTGGCAGATACAACTGACAGATGAACTCAAAGAGATCATGGATCAAGAAGATCCCATCGAACAGCAAAAGAATGAAGACAAACCAGACAGAGACCCACTCGGACTCAAGACATTTGCAGATCCCTTTTGGGATGGCATGGACTCATCACGCATCGAACAGTTTTGGGGTGATGCATTTGTCTTTCAACAATCAAGAGTCTTGCTTTTAGGTAAACCCAAGATAGGTAAATCGCACTGGCTAGGTGCATTCGCAGCAGCGGCCACCACAGGCACAGAGTTTATGAATCAACAGTTTAGTAGGCCACTCAAGGTCATGTGGCTACAGGCAGAGATCATCCATGAGTTCTTGAAGAAAAGAATTGATATGTATTATCAGCCATTCGTTCATGACAAAGAGATGTTGGAGATAGGCAAGTCCAATCTGATTGCTTCAGGTAGGCTACGCAAGAACCTCATGCGAGACAAAGACATAGATGAAATAGCAACAAGTATTGATTATCACAAACCCGACATAGTAATGGTTGACCCTATCATTAACTTCTTTGATGGCGAGGAGAACTCTAACTCAGAGATACATGCAATGCTCTCGAGGGTAGACAGACTCATAGAACTCTTTGGCGTTGCTGTCATCATTGCTCATCACACTGGTAAAGAAAGAGCAGATGACTTGTCGTTTATGTCAGCGCGTGGTGGTAGTGCCTTTGCTGGTTGGATGGATTCAGGTGTCAAGCTGTCAGGCAAGAAACCCAACATGAATGTTTTCTATGAAGCAAGGAATGCCAAAGAACCAGAACAGCATCTCGCTTACTTTGATTACGACAGAGGATTCTTTAGGGTGGTGGATGCACAAGATTCTCCAGACGAGGTGGAGATAGCAAGAGTTGTGGCATCAGCGATGGATAAGCACAAGTTTTACACACGACAGGATCTCGAACTTCTTGCTCGTAAAGCCTTGAAAGAAGCTGACCTAGCATCAGGAGAGAGAGCTGCAAGATACGCAGTCTCACATGTGCAAAAGTATCTAGGAGATAGAGTTAAGAATCACAATGTCCCAGGTAAGAACACTTGGTATTACTTAGAGGGTAATGAAATGAAGAGACCTTGGGATGAATAATCCTTACAAGATAGAAGGACCGGCTCTGATTAGTTTCAGTGGTGGTAGAACATCAGGCTTCATGTTGTGGAATATTATCCAAGCATATGGTGGCACACTGCCTAAAGATATATACGTTACCTTTGCTAACACAGGCAAGGAAGCCCCGGAGACACTCGACTTTGTGCATGAGATAGGACAGAAGTGGGGCGTGAAGATACATTGGTTGGAGTTGTACTTTGGTGAAGAGCGTCCAGTCTATCGCACTAAAGAAGTCACCTATGAAACAGCAAGCAGAAATGGTGAACCCTTTGAAGCTTTGATTGATAGAAGGCAATATCTACCCAACCCTGTGGCCAGGTTTTGCACTACTGAGTTAAAAGTTAAAGTTATGTCAAGGTTTATGCGTAAACTAAAAGAACATAAAACTTGGTATAACGTGATAGGTCTTAGATACGATGAACCTCGAAGAGTTTCAAGTGCCATGAACCAAAAGAATACATGGACAAATGTTTTGCCTATGTATCACGCCAAACATACAGTCAAAGATGTGACAGATTTTTGGGAGCAGCAAAACTTTGATTTGAATCTAACAAACTTTAGTGGCAAAACTTTGGCTGGCAATTGTGATTTATGTTTTCTCAAAGGCAAAGACACAAAGGTTAAGCTACTGCAAGAAAGACCAGAGATGGCAAATTGGTGGATCAAACAAGAACAAAAGTTTGGAGTCAATGCTACAGCTACATTTAGAAAAGACAGCGATAACTACATTAAACTTTTAGAAATAAGTAAACAACCAGAATACAAGGAGCAAGATCTGTTCGATGAACAGATGACATGTTTTTGCCATGATTAACCTAGACAAGAAAGCATTGCGCGAGGCCATGGTCGATACATTTACTGGCACGCTTATCAATCTACCTTTGGTTTGGTTGGTCTTGTTTTTGTGCTTGATGGTCACACACAACAGCTTCTTGATATCACTAGCCCAAGCAGGTGTCTTGACAATAGTGGCAATCATTAGAAAGTATTGCATCAGAGTTTGGTTTAAGAGAAGGGGGGAGGCGTGATAAAAATTTTAGATTTATGTTCCGGGATTGGTGGATTCAGTCTTGGATTGGAGGCAACAGGTGGCTTTGAGACGGTAGCGTTTTGTGAGTTTGATGAGTTCTGTTGTAAGGTATTAAACAAGCATTGGCCTGGTGTGCCAATCTACAATGACTTAAAGGAGTTAGGCAATGACCCAAGGAGAATTATTCAAGAGTTCGACCTCATCTGTGGAGGCATCCCCTGTCAACCGTTCAGCGTTGCAGGCAAGAAAAAAGGCAA